CGGACATCAAAATGCATGGGTTTAATCCCACGAGTGACCTATCAAAGGTCGACGTACCGAGAGAACTCTCTGTACTTCGGGTTGCTTGCAACCTAGTGAGGGGAAGAACACCCCTCAGTCACCTTCAGGTGATGATACTGTCCCAGACAAGGGCAGCCGGTGTACCGCCTCGCGCGGTATACGAGAAAACCTTGGCCAAGACCAAGGCAATCTTGACGACCCCGTCGTCAAAGGAGCTCTACGAGCTCGTCGCCCCGCCTCTAACGCGGGCCGTGGATCACTTTTACAGTGATCTCCTGAATCGGATCGGAGGATCTGATTCTAGAGAGCAGTTTTTCCAAACTGCCGTCGAGGCCGCAAAGGTCTCTCTCTCCGATTCCGGAGAATTCTTCACGTCAAGTGAAATGGGTGGCAAGTTAGAAGCCGCCCGAAGGGTCTTATTGACCAATCCGCAAATTGCGGAACTCGACCTGGAAACAGGTCAACCGACCGGTAAAGTACTTACCGGAGACTCACCAATTGGTGAGAGGCTCTTTCACTGGGCCTGCAATCGGTTCGCTGACAGGCGAACCTGTTACACGAATAATTCAATGTCGTGTAGAATATCCCTGGTCGCTGAACTGGGGAAATATCGGACAATTACAGTGTCCACGTTGCAGCATGCGCTGCTTTTGCACCCATTTTCACACATGGGGCTCAAGATACTGGAGGTTATGCCCTCCAGTCAAAGCGGCATTGGCGCCGCAAATCAAGCTTGGAATTTCTTCAAGCGTCTTTCGCACAAGAACCCTAGTGCGAGTTTTATCTTCAACGAAGATATTGAAACCACAGTCCTCTCAACGGACTGGGAATCGGCCACAGATTACTGTGACCCATACGTCGCCGGAGCGATGTTAAACAGACTCTGTGAGAGTCTAGGAGTACCAACCTGGTACCGGCAAACAATGTTGTTTGCACTGACTGCTCCACGTCAAGTGGAGACACTCGACCGCAATGGTGCACCCATTGAGGTCTTTTACACCTCGAGAGGGGTGTTAATGGGCGATCCTGTTACCAAGATCGTCCTTCATCTCCACCATTTAATTGGTGGACGAATTGCAGGATTGCTCCTGCAAGATGTCTTTATAGACAACATCCTCGATGAGGATAGTGAGTCTGACGACTCTGATTGTTCCGACCAATAGGTGTAACCGCCTGGTTAGAGCTCGAGCTGACGCCCGTTGGCTCCCAAGCGACCGAGAGGTCGAAGCTTCACAGCTTTTTTTGAAAAAAAAAAAAAAAACAGACCGGA